GGTGCCATTGATCGACCCGCGTACCGGGTTGATTGACCGGGCGTGGTATTTGTTTTTCTTGTCGCTCAATCAAGTTGCCACGGGGGTTATTGACGATTCTGGCCTTACGTTTAGTTCCGAGTCGCTGCTTGCGTCCTATGATGCCGCGCTTCGCTTGGTCAATCAGGAACTGCAAACGCTGCCGCCGGTCGTTACCTTACCAGTTCCTGACGTATTGACCGACTGCTGTTCTGCGTTGGTGTCCCAGATTGCTGAGATGCAAAAGCAAATTGAAGCGCTGCAATCGCAGCCCATTCTTGACATTGGCGCAGTCAACGCATCTATTGCGGCGCTGTCAACCGTGCCGGTGACTGTAGTGGCAGACTTTACAGTGGGCACCAGCAATTGGTACATCAACAATAAGTCAGGCTCGACTTGTACAGTCACCTTGCCAACTGCGTCCGCATTTCCTGGTGGGTATTTAACCTTCCAAAACTATCAAGCCCAGACGCTGGTGTCAGCGTCCAGCAATGTCGTCCCCCAAGCGGGCGGTGCGGCGGGCACCGCAATCCTCTTGGCAGTTGCAGGCAATTGGGCGACAATGGTGTCTGACGGCACCAATTGGGTCATCATGCAAGCTGCCGCTAACAATTGCCTTTTACTGGAGGACAAATTTACCGCGACCAACTACAGCGGCAGCGCTGCGACCATCAGCGTCAATTTGGTCACGGTGTCTGGGTCTGCGGGCAACTCCAACTTGATCACCAAAACCAAAACGCTCCAAGCGTCTGAGGTCTATACTTTCCCCGAGTTGGTGGGCCAAGTGCTGGGTGTGGGCGACTTCATCAGCACCATTGCAGGCACTGCCACAGCTATCAACATGCGCGTCAGTGGCCGTGAGGTAACTTAATGAAGTTTATTGAGCCTGACGTCCAGCATCATTTTGGCGGCGGCGTTTACGCCAAGGAAACATTCATTCCTGCCGACAAATGGTTGGTTCAGCACACGCACAAGTTTGACCATTTGTCGGTGCTGGCTAAAGGCTCAGTTGAGTTGATTGTTGATGGTGACTCTACCGTGATGCACGCCCCAGCGTGCATAACCGTTAAGGCAGGTAAGCACCATGGCATTCGCTCTTTGACAGACGTTGTTTGGTACTGCATTCACGCAACTGATTGCACTGACGAAGATGAGATTGATGACGTAATCATCGCACCTGTAGATAATCGGCAAGTGCATAAAATTGCACAACTTTTAAGCGAAGGAGTTTGATATGGCTTGGATGATCCCCGCCGCAATTTTTGGTGGCGCATTATTGGGTGGCAGCGCTTCCCGCAGCGCGGCCAGCACTCAGGCAGACGCTGCCAGCCGCGCGTCTGATGCGCAACTGCAAGCGTTTAGAGAGCAAGCGGCGTTGCAAGAGCCATTTCGTCAAGTTGGCATTCGTGCGTTGCCAAAACTTGAAGCGCAACAGAACATGATGCCTGCCGCGTTTACTGGCCAAGTCAGCTTAGGCCAAGACCCTGGCTATGCGTTTCGGTTGTCCGAAGGTCAGAAAGCGCTGGATCGAAGCGCTGCCGCGAGGGGCGGTTTGATCTCTGGCGGGGCCATGAAAGCCGCGCAACGCTTTGGGCAAGAAATGGGCAGTCAAGAGTACCAAAACGCCTACAACCGGGCGTTGACGGGCTACAACGCCGATGTGGCGCGAGAGGCCACAGGCTACAACCGTCTGGCGGCTTTGGCGGGTTATGGCCAAACGGCTACAGGTCAAATTGGCGCTGCCGGGCAGAACATGGCGTCCAACGTGGGCAACCTAATGACATCAGGCGCTGCTGCTGGCGCTGCGGGTACAGTTGGTCAAGCCAATGCTTTGACCGGCGGCTTAAGCACCTATCTGAATTACAACCAAGGCCAGAATTTGGTTAACGCTCTAAACGCTCGTGGCGGTGGCGGCGGTAATTTTATGAGCCAATACAACGCAATTGGTGGTGGGCCCGCTTCAGCCAGCTATGGATACTACGACATACCTATGCAGCCCGGTGGAGGATATTAATCATGGCACTCAACCCTTCCATTGCACTGGGCGTTAAAGGCATTGAAGTGGCCAACCCGTTGGCCCAATACACCCAAGTTGCGCAACTTCAAGCAATGCAAAATCAAAATCAAGTCAGCCAGATGCAACTTGACCAGATGCGCCGTGATGACGAAACACTCAAGCAAATTCAAGCCAAAGCTGTAGAGCATGGCGGCCCGGCAGACATACGCCAAATCGCTAATGCTTATCTTAATTCGGGCAACCCCAAGTTTATTGAGTTTGGTGTTAGCTTGCGTCAGAAGTTGGATGAGCGCGATCAAGTTGCAAAAATTATGGGTATGGGCCAGACTCCAACTGCTGCACCGCCCCCCGCCGCTCCAACAACCAATGCATTAGCTCCAACCATGCAAGCTGGCGCGTTAGGTTCGGGTACGTTTGGTATGGCCCCTGAGCCCCGTGTCAATCAACTTGCACCTGCTCCCGCGCCTGCGCCGGCTGCAAATGCTTTGGCTGCGCCTGCTGCGGCACCTGCCGCTACTGTGCCGGGCGGGTTAGATGTAAATACTTTGCTTGCCCAACAAAACGCATTCATAGCTATGGGTAAGCCTGAAATGGCCCGCGCTTTGGACGCAAGAATTGCTTTGGCGTCTAGACAAACAGACACACAAAGAGAAATGCAGGGGTTAGGTCTTCCCCTCACACCCGAAGGATTTAAACAATACATAGCGCTAAAACAAGCGCCGCCAACTCAAACCGATTTGCGGAAAAATTTTGAGTTTGCAAAAACACTTGAAGGTGGCAATTACAAAGGTTCGTTTGCCGACTTTAAGGCTATCTCAACGCCTAAAACAAGTGTCACCGTTAGTACAGAGAAAAAATACGGTGAACAATTTGCGGGCAAAATTGCAGACAGCGATAGCAATAAATTAGGCGCCGCAGAAAAGGCGCCTCAATTGGCTGAAAGTGCAAATCGAATTATTAATTTGGTTAGCCAAGGCAATCTATTTACTGGGCCTATCGCAGATGTCAAGTTGAATATTGCGCGTGCTTTGAATGTTGTAGGCGCAAGCAACGACGAAAAAATTGCCAACACTGAAGCGCTTATCGCTGCTACAGGCCAGAGCACGCTCGATGCAATTAAGGGTGCCGGTTTAGGCACAGGCCAAGGATTTACGGATAAAGATCTTAAATTCTTGCAAGGGATTGCAGGCGGCGCAATTACGTACACCCCACAAACCCTTACCGAGTTAGCTACGCTACAGCACCGAGTTGCAACTCGTAGCGTAGAGAATTGGAACCGCCGGTTTAAAGAAATACCTAAGTCGGCAACGGAGGGTTTAGGAATTCAAGCCGTGCCCAACGTGCCGCCGCTATCATCTGGCGCAAAAGCCGCCGCTGCGCGTCCCGCAGGCGTAGGCGTTGATTGGACATTTGAACGCGATGCTGCGGGTAATAGGGCATGGGTTAGCCCAGATCGTAAATCGTTTAAAGAGGCGCAATAATGGCTTTTGATCTCAGCACCGCCGCGCCAGTTGCATCTGGTGGATTTGATCTTAGTACCGCACAGCCAGTATCAAGCGGCGGCGCTGGCATGCCCGGCCCACGCCGCGCTTGGTCTGACGTGCCCGGCGAAGCGTTAGCTAACATTGGGCCAAGCGCGGTAAATTTTTACAAAGGTTTGGTGACCGCCATTACCAATCCGGTGCAAACTGCAACAGGCATCCTTGATATTGGCGCAGGCGCTTTGCAAAACGTATTGCCTAAAAGTGTTGTCGATTTGGTCAATCAGATAGACACCAATCCTGACGCAGCCAAACGTGCAATTGAAACGGCAAACGCCGTTGGCGGTATGTTTAAAGAACGGTATGGCAGCGTAGAAGGGTTAAAGAACACGTTGGCGACTGACCCTGTGGGCGCAGCATCTGATCTATCATCTTTGCTAACCGGCGCCGCAGGTTTGATTAAAGCCGCACCTCGCGTAACCGCAGGCGCGTTAAGCCGCGTGGCCCCATCGGTAGCGCAAACAGTTGCGGGTGCTGCACCTATTGCGGAAAGAATCGCCGCGCCTTTGGCCACCATAGGCACGTATACCAATCCCTTGGCACCCGTTACTACGGCGGCGGGGTATGGGTTGGCGTTAGGCGCTAAAGGCGCAGGCAACGTGATTGACGCTTTGGGCGGGCAACGCGCTGCGGCGCGAGCAGGCAACATCGTTCGCAATGCGCTGACTGAAGAAGGCAGAACACCTCAAAACCTAGCCGCCGCTCGAAATGCGTTGGCCGCTGCGCCGCCAGGCATGACTGTGCGCCAAGCGTTGGCAGATGTGACTTCACCGCAAGTGCAATATCTTGGTGAGTCTGTTCAAGCTAAAACCGCACCTGGACGTGCGTTGGCCGTAGAAACCGCGCAAGAGGCAGATCGTATGGCGCGTTTGCGAGCCGCCACGCCTGATTTGCAAACCGCAGAGGCAATGCGAGCAAACGTAAGCGGGCCGTTGTACACGGCGGCTACGCAACCAGGTATGGCGATCAACGTTGCGCCTTTGACGCAACAGATTGATACGCTGCTTGCCGCCAATCCAGGCAACGCAAAGTTGGTGTCTGCGCTGAACCAAGTAAAAACTGGTTTGGAAAGCAGTGCTGATGCGCAGCAAGTATCTTCAGTTTTGGACAACTTAAAAGATTTGATTGCATCCAAAGACAATAAGTTTATTGTCAAAAATTTAATCGGCGTCAAAAACACAATCGAACAAGCGTTGCCGGGGTATCAAAAAGCGCAACAAGTGTTTGCCGCTGCATCGCCGCCAGTTAACCAAGCCAAAGTCTTGGGCGCAATGCAAGATGTTCTTGAGCAACCCCTTGGCGTGGGAGAACGAGCTGGCCCATTTATGACCGCGTTAGGCCGTGGTGAATCAGCGTTGCTTAAAAAATCTACTGGCGCGGCTCGATATGGCGATCTTAGCCAAGTGTTGTCACCACAACAAATGAACGTGGTTAAAGGCGTTGAGTCCGAATTAAAACGCAACGCTGAAGTTGTGCGTCAGACTCAGGCCGGCGCAGAGGCCATGAAGATAATTTTGGAGGCTAACCAATCCAAATTTCGCTTGCCCAGCTTTTTGGACGTCAAGGTCACATTGACCAATCAGATGCTTGACATCCTTAAAGACAAGATGAGCGCCAACGTGATGAAAGAGTTGGAAAAGGGATTTCAATCAGCCAAGAGCTTTGAAGACCTTATGAGCAAAGTGCCTGCATCTGAGCGCTTAGACGTGCTGCGGGCGCTAGGGCAGTCGCATAACCAATTGAGCCCGGCCAAATTGAACGTCTACACACAAGTACAAAACGCCTTGGCCCCAACGCAAGAAAACCAAAACGCATTAAACGAACCCTTCCGCGTAGAAATTCGCGGCGTTGGATCAACAGGCAAATGATGGACTACCAAATACTCTTCAACATCGCCGTGGCCATCGCAGGGTTCTTTGGCGGGTGGACGCTCAACCGCATCTACATCGCCATCGACCGGCTGGACGGCGACGTGCGGGCCATGCCGCATAACTACGTAAGCAAAGACGACTACAAGGCCGACATCCGCGACATCCGCGACATGCTGGGCAAAATTTTCGACAAGCTCGACAACAAAGCCGACAAATGATCGACCTCACCAAAGCCATTGGAGCGGTTGCCGCAAGCGTTGCCGCACTAGGCGGCAGTTACACGCTGGCCGACAAGTTTGGTTGGTTTGATAGGGCCATTCTTGAATGGTCACCAGAGCATTTCAAGATCGTAGCAGAAGCTGGCCAGCCCATCAACGTCACCGTTGCGCGGATCAAGAAGCGCGACGACTGCTCTGTTGAAAGTTTCACCCCGAGCATTCGGGACGCAGCGGGGATGGTGCATGAGGCGACCACCACAGCAAGCAGATTCAGCGGCCCAGCAGGGCCAGAGATCGACACGTTTACGTACCAATTGACCATGGTGAGAAAAGAGAAGATTGCTGAAGGCAAGGCAACCTTGCTGGCGACCATCAAATACAAATGCCCCGAGGGTGAGCGTGTTGTGCAGTACCCGCGCCATACCAACCTTAGTTTTGAATTGAAAGGTTAAACATGCTGACCCTGTTTTCATCCCTCATCAGCTTCTTGATGGGCGGCTTGCCCAAAATCCTTGAGCTATTCCAAGACCGCGCCGACAAGAAGCATGAGCTGGCGTTGGCCGCCATGCAGACCGAGCGCGAACTGACCTTGAAGAAAGCTGGCCTGGAAGCGCAAGAGCGCATCGAGCACATCCAGACTGAGCAAATTCAGATCAATGCCGAGGTCACCAACAACCAGACGGCCATGCAAGAGCGCCAGGCGCTCTATGCGCACGACATAGCCTTGGGCCAAGGCGCCAGCATCTGGGTGACTAACATGCGCGCAGCGACCCGTAGCGTCATTACCTACGGCATGTTCATCATGTTCATGTTCGTCGAGGTGTTTGGTTTTTATTACGCTTGGCATACAGACGTGGCCTTTGATGTGGCGCTCAATCACTTGTGGGACGATGAGACCCAGATCATCTGGGCGTGTATCGTGTCGTTCTGGTTTGGTGGCCAAGCGTTCAAGTCAAAATGAACGTCAGCGCTGATGCGATCAAGATGATCCAGCACCATGAGGGCATTCGGTACAAACCGTATCGGTGCCCAGCACAGCTTTGGACAATAGGAGTCGGACATGTTTTATACCCAGATCAAGCAAAAATTCCAATCGATCAAAGAGGCGCTTACCCGCTTCGCCCAGAAGACAATCGCACGTTTTCAAAAGACGAAGTAGATGGAATTCTTAGAGCCGATCTACAGCGCTTTGAGCGCGGCGTGGGGCAACTCATTCCCGTGGCTCTTACCCAAGGCCAATTCGATGCTTGCGTCAGCTTTGCTTTTAACGTTGGTCTGGGAACGCTACAGCGCAGCACCTTCCGTCAGAAGGTTCTTCGCGGGGAAAAAGACGCGGCCATAGCGTCGCTGTTGCAGTACTGCAAGGCCGGTGGCAAGGTGCTCAGAGGTCTTGAGAACCGCCGCAAGGACGAAGCCGCAATGTTCATGTCCTAAACATCTGCTTCTTCTTGAAGAAGTACCGGATCACCTGATAGTCCACGCCAAAGCGCTTGGCGATGTCCTTCTTGCTGACGCCTTGGTTCCACAGCGTTATGGC